CCCTATACTACCCATAACACAGACTGACTACACCTACAAGCCCACATACGACCCGGCTACCTACTTGGTATCAGATGACTACCTCGCCAAGCGAGGGCTCCGCCATACCTCGATGATGGGCAAACCAAACGGATCAAGGAAGGTCAGGAGAAATATCACCGCCTCGGCAAGCAGCCGACCTCGGCAGGTGAATAGACACAGTCAGTTATGCCAGCAGCATAGGTTCGGCACAGGAGCACCCAAGCGTTCAAAAACACTCGAGCTGCCCTCACCGCCCACCATGCTAGACTGGGGAAAATGTTGGAAGGGACACTAGGCCTTAAGCCAAAAACGGGCTTCAGGCTTTATGTCTTTTACTGCTGACCCGCGAACAATCAAGTCCCGGTATCTTGCAATCCCCTCGAACCCTATCGAGCGGAGCATGCGACTACACCGGAAACCTACGTTCTCGGGACCTAACATAACAGTCCTTCTTCTCGGGGGCACGATGAAACGGTAACCTTGAGTTTCCCTATTGACATAGGCAGGCTTAAAGTATTTCAACCACATTTCACTGTCTCCCTCTGGACGAATCTTCTCGAGATAGTCCAGGTCGAGGGCATAGATCGGATTAGGAACTGACAGCTCGTCCAAAGACGTACAGCCCAGCATACTCCTAATCTGGCCACTTATCCTATCGTACTCCTTGTGCGGCAGGAAATTCAGTAGCCCAGTACGACCTCGACCAGGCCTCCCAAGGCCGCCCATGAAAGCTGGAATAGTGGGATCAAGACCGAACTTAATCGCGTCTTCGATACTCTTCCAATAAAAGCTCTCACGGGCCTCCTTTAGGAGACCTATGTCTTCATCTACAGACCACTGGGTCGGATTGATGAACGCTGACATCCATGCACCCTCTTCAGGGGACTCATCATCGCCCCGGCATGAAAACCGGGCTTTTGAGACATAGTGCCAGCGTCCTCGATCAATAAGATCCTCGAGGAAAACCCCACGATGGGGCACCTCAAAGGACTTACTAGTGGAGTGAAAAATAACTCCAATCGACTCTCCACGTGCTTTGTAGGCCGCAATCTGCTCAGGGATCCCACGACCAATAGCATCATCCCCCCATCCAAAAAAGACGGGCAAGGGACGAGCCATTGCCTCATGAAAGGCACTCATGAGAACCCAAGATAGCGGAAGAGACATATGTTGACCCCGTCGATGAAGGCGACCGGGAGAGCACATAACTGCTCCACGGTACCAACTCACCATCGAGGAAAACAACTCTCGAAGAATTTCAGGGGTAAGAACATCGTGACCAGGGACAAAAGTCCCGGTGTCACGGCGAACTCCACTTGAAATACCCACTAGCGCTCTACGAAGTTGACGTCCTGAAGGGGTGACAAATCCCTTATAAGTCTGCCCCAGGGGGCCACTCGGACGGACAGCGTTAAAGATATTCTCCGGCTCCTCCACAAGAAGGGAGAAGTCGCCAGTCTTATCTCTATATTTACGCATAACTTCGGAGACCCAACTGATAGAGGAGTCCAAATGTTCACGGTAGACGGGAAGCATCTTCAAAAGTGCTTGTAATCCCGGCCACTGAGGAACCTCCTCATCAGGGTCAATGAGACGCATGTGGCCCATCGAAGCCATCGCATGAGGGTTATCTGCCCCCACATAAGCAATGGCTCGACAGGATGCTTCAACTGACAACGCATCGGTACCAGTCTTCCAATCGGATGAGATGATTAAACCATCACCTTCCAGAAGTTCCCCAGGTATCCTCTTCTTTCCCCAAGGGTGGCCCCCGGAAAACCGGGGGTCCCTAAAGAGACCAGAGGACAACTGGACTTGCAAAGCCTTCGTCATGAAGACCAAGCTAATCCAGGGGACAGTTGGAATCCTAGTCCGGAACCCACCCTCAGGAATCCCCGTCAATTGACAGGGAAAATGAAGGTGGGCTTGCGTACACTCGAGGCCAGGGCACTCGGAAAGATGATCCAAAAAGGGTTTATCTAGGTAGAGGAACATATTCTCATACCATTTCCGAACACCCGCGGTATCAGTAGGAGGGGGGGGATCCCCCCAAGGACTAATACCCGAGGTCTTACGGCACAAGGCAATAACTTCCCTAAGGAAGTTTGCCTGGCCACCCGAGTTGCGGCTGAAGCATAAAGCTGCCGAGTCAGAGAAGGGAATGCCCCGCATAGGGCGCCCCTTTTCCAAACATCTACGCAGAAACTCACCTGCCTCATCCGGAATATTAGATGTGGGGATTACAGGATCCCGGAAGAAGTCATTGTGCTTCTCACGAACGTCCTGCTCCACCATATATCCGGGCTTGGCTGGGAGTGCCCTCCCTAAGCTCGACCAAACATCGAGCCGAGGGAACTCCTTCATAAAGGAGGTGATCAAACCGGCTGGGAGGGTCGAGGGGTCTTTCTCTTCCATCCACCACAGCCGGGCGTGGGACGCCTCCACCTTAATCTGCTGACACGTACCCACCGGATCGTGGATCATATCGCAGATTAAGGACTTTAGGCGGGTGACTTGGCGATGCCAAGCTTGGACGCTCAACTTGCTGCAGTCTCCGATCGAGAGACGTAAGCAGGTCCAGAATGCGTGACTCGAAACCGTCACCATCCGGCAAGCTTCCCGTTTGCTTAGCTGGCCTACCCACCTTTGCTGCGTCGGCATAAGACCGAACAGCGCGTCCTTTCTCGTTGGCTCGAGAGGGTTGTAGCTTAGCTCCCTGAGAACGGGCTCCCTGCTCATCCGAGCGGGGCTTAGTGCCACG